TTCATTGAATTCTTCGTAATCGTTTAATAATTGTATTTGATCTGGAAACAACTCTAGTGGCACGAATTTTTTTTGCGTATTATCATATGTTTGAAGATACGTTTTAAGTGCGTAAGGTGTATCTTTCATTATACGCGCATATTCTTTTAATTGTTCTATTTTGTTGTTCATATATATAAATATGAAAAAAGTGGTCGAATTTGACCACTTTAATACTTTGTTAGTTTTTAATTATTTGGTAGATCTATACCTAGATCCCCTAAAAGATCTCGCAAATCATCATCATCAATACCATCTGAAACATTATTTAATTCATCATCAAATTGTTTCATTGACATTCTATAATCATAATCATTGATTTCTCCATTTATCATTTGATAAAGCAATGCCATTAATCTTTTTCCATTTTCAGAACCAGATAACACCTCTTTTAGAAATACCAAAAACTCTTTAGCTGGTTTCGCAACAATTTTTTGAAATAAAATCAACTGCATACCAACCTTATCTTCGTCTGTTATAACTTCTTCAGGGAAAGATTCTTTAATTCTGTCCCAAATTGCTGGTCCTAATCTTAAATCCCAAATTTCTTTTTGTAATGTGTCTTCAAGCTCCATAACTCTAGCCGCCACATCTCTATCTTTTGGTTGGCCATGTAGGGCACCTATAACCTCATATGTCCCCTTCATTAATTCATGTACCAATATTGGAAAGTTAATCGCAGTTGCAACAACTCGTGGCGGTGTTTCGTTAGGAAATACTTTTTCTTTACCACCAGCCATTGGTGTTCCTCCGCCGCCACTTAACCCTAGGCCAGTATTACCCATTTGCCACAACATTGCATCGGCCGCTGACATAATTGTACCATACATTCCCGCAATATTTCGCTCACCAGTAATCTCTATTAATTTTTCATTTGCGTAGTTGTACATATAATGACCTTTTGCAGATGCTCCGGCCATCATTGCGTTAACCATTCTTCTTTTAGCTCTTTCTAAAGTAATATCCTCCAACTCATCATACATGTCCTTATCCAATTCAACCTCTTCTGGTTCCATTTGACTTGGACCCTTTTCTTCAAATCCTTCAGAATTTGGCATTTCAATACTAGCTTCATAAACTATGTCACCCTCTTGAACACCAAGTTCTTTCATAACTAATTCAATTGCAAGAGTCTCCAATTCTCTCTTGTGTGCTCTTTCAATACTAGATACCCTTCCCTGAAGTTGCATCATAGTTTGTAACAAAGTACCAACACTATTTGGTGAAAGTGGTGGTAGACCAGTATATCGTCTAACATTATCAACAATCTGACGATATCGTTTTGATGCTAATAATTCTTCAAAATTTGAATGTGGTGCATCAACATCTTTAGGAAAATTTACTTTTTTAAATGAATGTTGTTTATTCGCTAAATCACGTTCAAGATCTGGGTGTGGCCTGTCAGCCGAATCAAAGGTCATTGGCATTTCATTAAGATTTTCTTTCAATCTTAATAATAACTCTTTTTTTGTAATTTTCATAGTTTAATTATTCTGCTGCCATTGGCATTGAATCCAATTTTTTAATTTTTGCTTTTGGTCTTGGCTCAACAACTGGTTCTTCGTCAGGATTTCTAAAAGGATTTCTTCTAGGGTCTCTTTCAGGTCTATCTACATCAGGGGTTTCTTTTGGTGGAGCATCAATTCCTGGCGCATCTTTTTCTGGCGCTTCTTTTTCACCCGCACTAATAATACTATCAAAACTCATAAATTCAGGAATTCTTGGTACATTCTTCTCAGATAATTCAACATCAGATTCATTTAGTTTTTCTTTAATTAAAGAAACCATGTCGCCTTTTGTTACCAAACTATGATAAGTTGTTTCAACTGTGTTTTCAACAAACTCGTTTAAATTTTTTAAATTAAGTTTTTTTTGAATAGCCTTTTTCTTTGCTTTTGCTTTTAATTTTGAAACTGGTATAACCTCATCTTCCTTAACTTCAATTTTTGTTTTATCAACTTTTGGATCTTTTAGTATGCTATTCAATGTGGCAACATCTTTTGGATCTTTACTATTATAAACAGTTTTTGTTGTTGTAACTGTTTGAGCTTCTTTCAAAACTTTATTAGCAAATTTCTCTAATTGGATATCATTAAATTTAACTAATGTTTTTTCTGTAAATCCTTCAGACATTAGTTTTTCTATTAATTGAGCTCTATTCATTTTAATTTAAAATTTATTTCTTCGTTAATTAATCTAAGCCCCTTTGTTGCTAATTTGGTAGTAACACTTTCTAATTCTTCAGCAAAATGAAAAGAGAGTCTTATTGGCCTCTCTTCCGCTTCCATATCAAAAACTTCCCACCCTAAAGCAACAATCCCATCAACAGCGTCGATTACACCAAAATAGTCAGAATTTTGCACTAGTTCAAGTTTTAAATCAGAATTTTTTAACAACCCAACTAGATCTATACTATCAACTTCCGGTGGTATCGCTCTACCTGCAGACGGGATTATAAACCACTCTTCAACCAATGTGTCTGGATCATTACCAAAGATAAATTCGTATTGTCTCTGGCCTTTATAATCTTGACCCAGTTCATTGATATAGAGTAGATACATTATTCAAAGTATTTGCTTAATGTTGTATTAATACTTTCGTTTATTTCTTTTAATTCTGGGGTGATATCCATGTTGATTTCCTCAACCTCTGGTTCTTTATCATCCTCACCATCGGTACCAAATACCATGAATTCACCTAAATCTTGTTCTTCTTGTTCTTCGCCTCCAATTTTAGAATTAATCAATTCTTCTAATTTAGAAATTCTTTCAGCTAAATCATCTTCTGGTGCTGGTGCTGGTTCTTCTTCTGGTTCTGGCTCTTCTTCAGGGGCTGGTTCTTCACTTGGCGCTGGTTCGGCTCCAGCTTCTTCATCTCTTTCAAACTTTTTACCGATTTCCTCGATATCGTCATCTTCCAATTTGTCAAGATCAACAGCAGATATAACCATGTTTAAAACATACTTAATATCGTCACTTTCCATTTTCGGTTGTTGGTCTCTTAATTCTTGACCAAGCTTACCTGCAAATTTTTGTATTTCAGCCATATAATCTGATCTCTTACCTTCTTCAGGAGACATTGCTGGATCAGACTCTGGTGCCGCTGCTGGCTCATCTGATGACATTTCAGGTGCTGGTTCAGCACTTGGTTCTGGTTCATTTGATGATGGTAATGCCGCTGGTATATCATTAACAGCGTCTTGTGGAAGCGAAGCTTCTTCTTTAGGTTTGTTTGCTTTTAAAACATACTTCGTTACTTCTTCGTTTAATTCTTGAGATTTTAACAACTCAAGTCTTTTTAACGCTTCAGCATAAGATGTGAATCTATTTTTATTTTTCATAAACAAACCACCAATATAATCTAGTGTTTGTTCGTTTAGACCCTTTTTTACATAATAACCATCTTTTTCTCTAACGATGCCATAAACGCCGTTAGAACTTTCTTTTACCAATTCAGCAGTTTTACTCTGATTTGAATTAGATGATTTTTGATTGTAGTAAGCCAATTCAAGGATTCTTTTGATCTTATCGTCTCCTTGCAGCTTTTCACTACCTACAGGTTTTAAATCTCCCATTGTATTAATATTAAAATAAGCTTATTCTTAATCAATAAATATTAAATAAAAGGAAAAAAATACAGTTAGCAATTATGGGAGGGATAATTTTTTGTTAGAGACATCCTTTTTCAGGTCCATTAATTTTTCAATGTAACCATTTCTTCTCAATAACTTGAATGTTAAATTTTCATATGAATACTCCCCACCACTTGTTAAACCACTCTTTCTAAACTTTTTAAGTTTATCTCTTAAGCCTAATATTTGTTTAGTAACGTCTTCTCCCGAATTAAAATTATTAATTAATGCGTCGATTTTTTTTGCAAAGTACTCCCCTTTATTTAAAATTTGATTAGTATCGATGTTTTCCTTTTTTACCGAGGGTTCTACAATCCATTCATTATTTAATATTGAATAAACGCCAGTAGATGAGTGCTCTTCATCAATATCCTGTACATATATCTCAACATCAAACCCTTTTATTTTTATATCATTTTGTTCGTTCCACAACCCTTTTTTAGAGTCAAAAAACTCTTTTACAATATCATTTAGTATTGATGAACTAGTTTTATCTCCTTCATTTAACTCATCCATATCAACTAAAATATGTAAATCAACATCAGAATATTCGGACCAATTGTAATTAGCTAATGAACCAGTTAATATAACATCATGAATAAAGAAGTCCACCCCAGCAAAATCAATAAAATTATCTGTTATTTCTAATAGTCTATCAACAATTTCTTTCTTCATTGTATATGAACCATTAGCCCCCATGTCAAATATAAGTGGACACAAATGATCCTTAATCTGAAAAGATCTAATGATTTTTTTATCTACCTCAGGATCAGATAATTCTAAAAGTTCGTCTATCAAGTTGGCCATTAACTAATTTTTTTAAAACTATATTTTGTTTTAATGTTTGAATTTAAAAACGAACCTTGAGAATCACTCATTCTAAATTTCGTGAAAAGCTCCCAGGGCACGCCCTCATATTCATAAATACTCCCATTATTAAACACAATAGTCAATAAAGACGTTTCCGTGTTATAAGTTGCGGATTTAATATTTGTTGACTTGATATCAACATGAATTAACTTCCCATCAATTTTTTCTGATATAATTCCCATAGTCTCTTTTTATTAAAATATACGAGTTTTAAAAATAAAAAAAAAGCCCCGATTAACGAGGCTTTAAAATAAACACAATAAATGTTAATTAAGTGAAATCAACCTTTCTAAAGACTTTTTCTTGTCTATCGGTAATGTTAATTCTAAAATACCATTTTCAACTTTTCCAATGATATCTTTCTCCTTAACATCATCAGGAATGGTATAGTTTTTCACAAAGCTTTCAACAAAATGTGTTTTTTCATCTTTCTCTTCTTTTTCAAAAGAAATTCTCAATACACCATCTTTTGTTGAAATTTTTAGGTCATCCTTTGTTAAACCAGGAACAGACAAGAAAACTTTATACTCGCTTTCATTTTTGCGAATAGTTGATTTTGGGCTTAGTGTTGGGTGAGCACTATCAAAGACTCTATCCACAACATCAAAAAACGGATCTCTAAATAATGTAATCATAGTTTTATAAATTTTTATTTGATATTAACAATTTTTTTGCCAACAAACATGTTATGACATTTAGTCATATTTTTTTAAAACAATTAGACATTTTGTCAATTACTAAGTTTTTTTTTATGAAAAAAAATCCGTATGTTTGTTTATAAATCAAAATGTTATGCCAGTAGACTTCGAATACGAGGAGAATCAAAGAACAAACCCCAAAAACAGGAAAAGCACTTCAGGAACACCAATTCTTGATAATTTTTCTAGAGACCTTATTAAGCTAGCTCAAGAAGGTAAAATTGACCCTATAGTTGGTAGAGACAAGGAAGTGAAAAGAATTGCGCAGATTCTTTCAAGAAAAAAGAAAAACAACGCGGTTATTGTTGGTGACGCCGGTGTGGGTAAATCAGCGTTAGTTGAAAAACTAGCATTGATGATATCAAAAGGCGACTGCCCTTCAAATTTACTTGACAAACGAATAGTATCATTAGATTTAACATCACTAGTTGCAGGTACAAAATATCGGGGGCAATTTGAAGAAAGAATAAAAGCTATATTACATGAATTACAAGACAATCCAGACGTTGTTGTGTTTATCGATGAATTACACACAATGGTTGGCGCTGGTAATGCTAGTGGATCAATGGATGCCGCAAATATTCTAAAACCAGCATTAGCTAGAGGTGAAATTCAATGTATAGGTGCAACAACTTTTGATGAATTCAAAAAACATATTGAAAAAGATGGTGCGTTAGTTAGGAGATTTCAAAAAATTATTTTAAAGGAGCCAACCGAATCAGAAACAGTTGAAATATTAAATAATTTGCAAAAATCATATGAAGAATATCATAAGGTTTCATACGGAAGCGAGGTTGTTGAAACAATTGTAAGATTATCCGGAAGATATATGACTGACAAACAATTTCCAGATAAAGCAATTGATGTACTTGATGAATTAGGTTCAGAAAAACGAGTAATAACAAAAATTCCAGAAGTCATTGAAAAGCTGAAAAAAGAAATAGAAGAAATTAGAGAAAGAAAACTAGAAGTTGTTAAAAGCCAAAATTACGAGCAGGCCGCAAAGCTTAGAGATGAAGAAAAAAAAGCGGTTAAAAAATTAGAAGACGAAAAAAGTAAATGGCTCGACAAGCAAAAAGGTAATCTAATACCCGTTAGTGTAGAAGATGTCTATGATATTATTTCAAATATTACTGGAATCCCCATTACAAAAATAGATAGTAATGAAGTAAATAACCTATTAAATTTAGAGGTTGATTTATCTAAAAAAGTTATAGGCCAAGAAGATGCTATTTCGATCATATCTAAAGCAATTAGAAGAAATAGAGTTGGTATAAAAGATAATAAAAAACCAATTGGTTCTTTCATATTTCTGGGATCAACAGGTGTTGGTAAAACATATCTTGCCAAAAGCTTGGCACAATTAATATTTGGGTCAGATGATAAGGTTATTCGTGTTGATATGAGTGAGTATATGGAGAAGCATACTGTATCTAGATTAATCGGTTCTCCTCCCGGTTATGTTGGTTATGATGAAGGTGGACAATTAACTGAAAAAGTTAAAAATAACCCATTTGCTGTGATATTGTTTGATGAGATTGAAAAAGCACACAAAGATGTTTTCAACATTCTTTTACAAATTTTAGACGAAGGGCATTTAACAGATTCATTCGGTCGAAAAGTTAATTTCACAAATACCTTAATTATTATGACATCAAATGTTGGCGCAAAGAAAGTATCTGAATTTGGTGGGGGCGTCGGGTTTTCAACTAGCAGTAGTGAAACACAGCAGTACGAGGTTAGAAAAACTATGATTCAAAAATCTCTTAAGCAACAGTTTAATCCAGAATTTTTAAACAGAATTGATGATATCATTTTATTCAATCCTTTAAATGAGGATTCGTTAAGAAAAATTGTTTCATTAGAAATTAATAAATTAGTTACTAGGTTACAAGAAAAAAAATACATCATAGCTTTTGATGATTCTGTT